TTAGCGACTGACCTTGACATAGATATTCCTGCCGATCACCGCCTTGCTTAACGATTATATCCTGATCCATCTCGATGGCCGTTTTAAACACTGACTTAATATGATCTGACAAGAAGTCAAGATGCATTACTGAGCCTCCATTGGTAATAATAGACGACCAAATCTCACTATTATTTTTACCAGCTCGTTCAAGTTCTTGCTCGAGATACTTGTTCTTGGTCAGGTGCGAACCAGCACGTGTACGAGAAGTAAATGCGTTTGCTTTCCATGGCTCAATTGACGGTGACGTTCCACCGATTAATGAACTATTAGCATTTGGGGCGATAGCCAACAGGTGAGCATTTCTTCGACCTGTACCTGCCATATCTGGAGCCTCACCTTTCTCGCTAGCAATGTTAATCGACTCAGCTATGGCTTTATCTTGGATATCCTTAAAGATTACCTTGTTCAGCTCCCCTGCATATTCAGATTCAAATGCAACTCTGTGTTTCTGCAAGTAACTGTGATAGCCCATTGCCCCGAGACCGAGACTCCGCTCCTGCATTGCAGAGTATTTTGCTCTTGAGATTTCATCACCTGCGTGGTCGATAAAGAACTGCAAGACGTTATCCAAGAAACGGATAAGATCAGCAACAATCGTTGAATCTTTCCACTCATCATATCTCTCCAAGTTTAGTGAAGATAAGCAGCATACAGCACTGCGGTCTTCATTAGTGGCTAGGTGTATTTCGTTACACAAATTAGACCCATTAATCTTAAGACCTAAATCCTTTTGCGCCTGAGGCAACGCTCTGTTCGCAGTATCAATAAAGTTTAGGTATGGCTCGCCAGTACGGTATCGAGTCTCTAGGATTAACTCCCATAACTTACGTGCTTTAGTAGTTTCTCTGACCTCTGACTTATTAGGGTCTTTCAAATCCCAGTCAGCGTTATCTCGCACAGCTTCCATAAACTCGTCAGTCAAGTTGACCGCATGGTGTAGGTTTAGACACTTACGATTCACATCACCTGTAGGGATGCGCATATTCAGGAACTCAACAATATCAGGATGAGAGATATCCATATATGATGCATATGAACCTTTGCGGGTTTTGCCCTGACGATACGCAGTCATATCGCTGTCTACAGTGTGTAGAAAGGGCATCGGACCAGGAGCAACGTCAGATACTGACCGAACATCAGACCAATGACCGCCAACTCCACCACCCTTAACTGATAACCAACGTAACTCTGCGCTGTGATCAATCAGACCTTCTAGCGTATCGGGAACATATGTAAGGAAGCAAGAAATAGGCAATGCTTTTACCTTTTCGCCAGCTAGTGGCGCATTAGATAGTACTGGTGACGAAAACATAAACCAACCTTTTGACGCACCATCATAAATGCGTTGGGCAAGTTCCTTATCACCGTAACAGTAAGCTACAGCTGCTCGAGCAAATGCTTCTTGGGGGGACTTTTCATCATCACGACAATAATAATCTTTGAGGAGTTTGACAGCTTGTTCTGTCATAACTTCATCTCTATTGTAATCTATTCGCACACCGAGGTGCTTGCTTGGCAGACCGAGCATATATTTCGCCTTCTAAATTTTAGTTAGTTCTACGAGTATAAGAGAAAACTTACACCCTCCTCCATTCTGTAAGTTTAGCTTTTGCAGCTAATCCATTAAACGTGTTATTACTTATAATATCCGAAACTTGCTCGACGCTCAAACCAGTCATTATCATATCATTTATATCTTTTTCTTTAAAACTATTTGGAAATATAACCACAGAATGGTTCTTATCAATAGTTTTATCAATCCGACGAACTATCTCAACGCTTCTCGGCTCATTGTCGTAAACGAAGATATAGTCGGCTGACATCTTGTCAAGACCACTCACATCTGCCCCAGCCATCGCAATTGCGTTATTTATGAACATGCTATCAATTGGACCTTCGACAACATAGACTGGCTGAGTAAGGTCCACGGAGTCCAAGCCAAATATCTTGGGCGAATCTTCGTCGATCATAATAGTTATATACTTCAGGTCGGACTTGCCCAGCGCCCTACCCTGAAATCCTATTAGGTTCTCGTTCTTATCAATAAATGGTATGATAATTCTAGCTTCATCAAACTCATTCTCAGGAAACTTTCCTGGCACGCACTGATTAACAAACTCATAAAACTTTGGTGCGTAGAATAATTTATAATGATAGTTTGTTGGGATTCTTCGTGAAAGGACATATCTTTTCGCTTTATGCGTTGGCATTAGTTGAGATATCTTCTTTAACTTGCCGAGCGGTGTCTTGAGATATTTCGCTTTCTTTTTGAACCTGAACTCAGTCTTAGTTTTAGCAGGCGCATTATTAGCGATCTTGCGACCACCATCCTTAAACTTCTCCATAGTGTATTCTTTATGAAGGTTAGGATTGACATGCTTGATTAGATTATTAAGGGAGGCTCCCTGCCCGCAGTTATGACACTTAAATATGTAACTGGCTTCCTTGAGGAATACATATCCCCTCGCTTTAGTCTCATTGGTTTGAGAATCACCGCAATAAGGGCATCGGAAGTTCCATAAGGTGTCATTCTTGCGCTTGAACTGTTGAAGTTGCGCAGAAAGGAGATTTAGATATTTGCTTTCAAGATAATTACTCATGTATTCATTATATACTAAAACTGCTCAATTGTAAAGACTTATTTTACGCTACGAAGTCCTTAATCATTGGCCACATAAATGCTAATGCTACCACGCCACCTGCTGCTTGCCATTTCCATTGTTCGAGCTTATGTACACGGTTAGACATTTCTTTGGCATGTTCACGTTGTTCTTCTTTCATCTCACGGATTTCAGACATGATTTCTTTATGAGATGCAGAGAGTTCTTTATGCAGTTCGTCACGCAATGCGCCAATCCTTCTATGTAGAATATCCTGCTGCTGTTGGGCTTCGATTCTTCGTTCCTCTAGTAATGAGAATAGATCCATGTTGATACCATAGTTTCTTATATCTTCCTGCTCAAATACAACAGCAGGTTCAGGGTTAGCCGAAGCACGTGTAGCCATTTTCATTGACCGTTAGTTTATTTTTATTATTAACTCTTATTTATTTCTTAGAAGATTGCTTTGAAGACGCTGCAGCTTCTAATTCTTGAATTCTTTTCGCTAAATTAGGATATTCTGCTAACCATTTTTGTTCACGAGTAGCAATCTTAATGTCATACTTAGTGGCGACATATTCCATAGCGCAATCGACGTGCTTTTGAAACCACACGCCCATCTTAGTATTCTTGAACCAGTTGTAGAATGAACTACCAATAACTGACCCAAGGATAGATTTTAGTACAAACCAATACATATTATTCTCCTAGTTTCTCTACATTATCAGTATAATTCGCTATACCATGATCAGTAAAGGAATCGAAAAACTTACCTTGCGACCAGCCAATCCATACGCCTCGGAAGAAGTCCTTAAACCGCTGCCAACGTGTCAGGTCACGAACCTCGCCATACGCATTAAAGTATACACACTCACCGTCATGCTTGAACCCAAACAGAGCAGGCGGAACTTTACATACAATGTCATTGTTATTTACGAAGCGATAGTGTGGGCAAGTAAGAGCATTTACGAACTTACGATTACCGACTCTTGGTGAACCGAATGTATACAATTCTTGAGCACCGCATCGACTAGCAGCAACAGTTGCCATAGCGCCACCTAATGAGTGACCAGTGAAGAATATCGCCTTTGGCTTTTTCAACTTAGCGTTCTTGTCGATTTCTTTCAGGCACTCAGCCCAGATCTCGTCAACCTCATCTTGAAATCCACCATGAACCCTACCAGCAGATTTGGCTCGGTGAGTAAACAAATCTAAATCAGCTAGAACATCATTCAACACAGTTGGCTCAGTACCACGAAAAGCAAACCAAAGTTCGGCAGTGTTCTTAGCAATAACAACCTCAGCTCCATCTTTAGCGACCAACTTACCAGACATCCCTAACCGCTTACACCCTTCTTTAATTCCATTGGCGTTTCGGTATGCGATTCTTGCTAACCATGCTGCTGTATGTGCTCTATTTTGATTCATCATCTTCTTCCTTTTTCGGCTCTACCGAGTTTTCATAGTAAATAATAATTTCTTTCTGTTGTAGAATATATCTTTTTAAGTCAGCCATATTTAGTGACAGAGTCTCATAGTCTCTGACTGACATGGCGTAAAATACCAGCGCACCATTCTCCTCTTCGAACCGACTAATGAATTCATCCATATTCTTTTCGGTTACGACATACCAATTAATATCGTCCAGATTAACTGGCTTCGGGCGTTCTTGTACAGGGATCTTAGCTTGTACAACTTCCGTAACGGTAACTGCTTCTGTTATTGCTTTGTAGGTGCTACAACCACTACTTAGCAGTATCAGACTCAATACTATCAAATAATTTTTTAGTGCCATCGTTTATTCTCGTCTCAATCAGTCCAGGTTTTTTCAAACTTAGTTTAGTTAAATCGTGCTTTCTTAGCTTACCAATCAGTTTATCCTGATATTGCTCAGCTTTTTGTAAATTCTTTTGTAGGTCTTGGGTCAACTCTGCCTGTAATACAGCGGTCGCTTGTAATTCGGTGATAGTCGCTTGATTAGTTTCGTTTGCTGCTTTGAGAGTGGCGTTATTAGCTGTTAGTTGTGAGATGCGGGCTTGAGTGTCCTTGTAGTAGGAGTAACCGCCATAAAATACACCGCCAAGTACTCCAAACAGTGCTAAAAACATATATACCTTAAACATAATCTACCTCTTGGTTCTGAGACTTAACTCACTCACCTTTTTGAGCGTTCCGTTCACTTTAGTTAGCGCAGTTTCTTCTGATACATTACGAGCCGTTTCAGGCGTGAAGAAGCTGTCAAACGCTTTACCAGCCTTAGCAGGCGTGTTACGCTTGGCCATCTCAACCGCTAATTCACGGTCAGGCGTCTTAAAATTCTTCTTACGCATTACTGTCTTGGCCACCAACTCCAACTCACCTCTTCGCAGGTTCAATACGAATGGTACGTTGATGTCAGTCTTCATATCTTTAATTACAGCTTCAGCATCTGGACCCATCTTAGGGATAACCTTACCGTGCTTCTTATAAGTTTGCTTGAAGAGTCGGGTTAGTTCGGCTGTATTAATGTCTTTCTTATTGCGAGCATCATTGGCACGATCTAGAAAATGACGAGTGAACTCGACATCGATGCCAACTTTAGCAAACAGCTTATCAGCATACTTCTCAATAGAATCTAGGTCGGACTTAGTTATCATGCATTATCTACCAAAATTAGGTCAAAGATTGCGCCAGCGCCAGTCGTACCTAGCGCCTTTACTTGTATTTCTATATCAGCTTTCTCAGTAAACACTAATGGTACTGGGTAATCATATGTAACTGACGATCCGAATGTGCCATACTGACCCTTTACGCTGAATTGACCACCAAAAGGTCTACACCTTAATCTGAATATCGTACCCGTATTTTTTTCCACATTACCTTGGAACTTAATGAGATACGCAGTCTTTCCGGCAGGAACTGTGTACACAGCCATCAATGTCTGACCAGCATCAGTGGGAATGACATCAGCAATAGATGTGGGGTCGGTATTATATTGTATAGTAATATCGCCCTGATTCGTAGAGTTTACAATAGCACGAAACACACGAAGGTATGTATTGGTTGTTGTAAATGAGCCACCTGCGCTCAAAGTAACGGTTTCTTCCTGTATCGCATAGTTGGCGTCAAGACCTTGTATGCTTATATTCAACCCAGCATCATTAGTTGTTGCACTACTAATTAACGAAATAGTAACAGCAGTGGTCGGGTATGGTTGAGCAACAACACTTTGATCGGATACAATTTCAAATCCTGTACCTACAGCTGGATTGAACCCAAACTTGTTGATATGAGAATGACCAGTAACTTGGCCAGCAGCGATGGGGATATTCGATGCATTGCCAAATGAGTTAATGATATTGCCATCCTTATCCGCAAGCATATTTGCTTCAAAGAGAGTAGTGCCATTGGGTAGATATTGCTGAGTGTCTATTCTATATTGTGCCATGTTCTATAATCCCTATAGTCCGAATTGTTTCAAGAAGTCTTTGCGTTCTTTAATCTTTTTACGCTTGGCTGACTGATCAAGATACCGCTTGAGGAATGCCTTAGTTTCTTTCTTACGAGCGTCTGGCTTCTTCCAGTGAACAGGATCGTCACCAGTACCAGCAACATTAGCGCCAGTAGCATTAGCAGGAGCATCTTCAAATAAGTGCTTAAATTCTTTTTCTTCTTTTAAGTCTTCAATATCTGACATGGCTTCGTACAACCCCTCCATTAATTCTTGTTCAGTATAGTCCTTGCTAGTATTACTTTCCTTGATGAGGAAAAGCGCAGCAGCATATGATGCAAACTGCGACTTACCGCCTGGAACCTTTTCCAGTACCTTTTTAAGATTGAAAACCATACGGTCATAATACCCATATGCATTCTTCTCAGCGGTAGTTTCTAGGTCTTTAGATTTCTTAAGAACCTTACCGTCTTTGTCGATGATACCAAGTTTAAACGCCTCAGTCTTATTAAATGGCGTTGTCAACCTCTTCAAAAACTGATAGACCAGTATGAGATCTGTAATTTTACCTGCCATTAGATATTCCTTAAAACTTTAACTATATCTGCGTCTAATGATATTTCTGAATCCAGAACACGATTACCATCAACCAACCCAAGTTCGGTTGGGTAGTACCCCAAGAATATCAAGAAAGGTTTGAGATACTCATAGTACCCATCGAGCTTCAAGAACAACATTCTAGTTGCTGGTCTTGATTCGAACATATTATACAACACAATTAAGTGGTTTAATATCAACCTTTCTTTTAATTCGCCTGTTTCTCTATACTTCTTAAACAATCGCTTGATGTACCTGATTCGCTTTAGGTCATCCTGAAACTCTAATAAATCCGCACAATGCGGGTTTGTATAACATTTCATAGCAAAAAGTTGGAAGTTTTCTTCCGTCAAATTTTCAAACATATATTAGAAATCGCTTAGTATTGCTCGTTTAATTAGTGTTGGGCTTATCGCAACGTAAATGTAATCATTATCGTAAAATATTGATCCCGCTGGAAAAGACCCATCTTGTGTACTAGATTCTGGCGTATTCGCCTTTAACGCAAATGTTCCTGAAACTGACCCTGCAGTCAAAATAGCTGTCATACCAGTAAACGCATTCGTTACAGTAATCTTCTTACTAGTTGGTGTTCCAGCAGGGTCATCAACAACCATAAAAAGGTCGTCACCTGACAGAGAAGTCAGAGCATCTAGTTGTGTTACCTTTTTATCAGCCATGATTCAATCCTTATTCAGGCAATACAGCGTCGTCAGAAGCATCGCCAGTAATAGAACTAGCAGCAACTAATGTTTCATACTGAACACGACCAGCACGAGCGCCAGTCCCAACAGTACGCTTCAACCAACCAGCGTGAGCGATGCCTTGAGCACCAGCATCTTCAGTCATTTCTGCAGTATCAGCACCGTAAATAAATTCAACGGATTCGCCAGATGCAGTAGTAACATACAATGGCTTTTCTGACACTTCAAAAGTGCCTGTAGCAGAGACAGCGACGATTGGATCGGCAAGGTCAGCAGATACAACTGTAGCAGTGGTGTCGCTAGCAATCTCAGTTACTCGGAAGTGTGCGCCAGCAACTAAAATAAAGTCACCAACGGCTAGTTCTGTTGTGAACGTAGTGTCGACACCAGTGACAGCGCCAGCAGTATCGATTGCGATAGTAGTCGCAGCGACAGTCTTGCTATCTTTCATTCCCCATAAACTCATTTCTTTATCCTCTTAAGATATTATTAATTTTACTTCTTATTTAGTAGTTTTCATAGCCAATTTGTTAGCAGTAGCTTCAAGTACAACTTCCCAGCGACTACCATATTTTGCTTTAAAAGCAGCTTCATCTAATTTGGGCTTAACGTCAACTGACTCAGCGCCTTTTTTCTTATCTTTTTTATCTTCTTTTTCTTTAGGCTCGTCATCAGCTTCAGCTTCTTCTTGATTGACTGCTTTAGAAATAGCTTTACGCTTCTTGTGTAAGAACTTGTCAGAATCGTCAACATCACCGTCATTGTCGATGTCTTTATCTTTACGATCCTTAAACTTCTTCTTCACAGCTTTAGGCTGAACTTTATCAAGACCTTCGCCATCGTCAGACTTGTCGTTAGTATTGTCTTCAACGAGCTTATCTAGAACGTCTTGTTCAAATAATTTGGCAGCTTTCTTCAGGTCGATAGTGGCAATATCACCAAACTGATTCTTGGTTCGAACCGCAAGCTTGCGACCATTTTTCTGAAGCTCGATAGCATACTTCTTACCATCCTTGCCCTGTACATCTTTGATTGCAGCTTCGCCTAGTTCTTCAGCACCAGCTTCAATGATTTCGTTTTGGTCAGCAACTTCAGGCTCAACAGCATCAGCTTCGCCAGTAACTACACGATTAACAGCAGCTAGTAGTGAGTCGGTGATACCATGATTAGCTGAGTGGCCAAATACATTAGATTCTTGGATTGATTCTAATTCTTCGCCCATAATTTTTGCTACAGCAGACTGAGTTTTCTTACCCATTCCGCCAAGAATACCTTTTACTCGGTCACTTTCGCCTTTACGCAATTGAACCAAAAGACGACCAACTTCTCTGCTTTCTGCGCCTTTCATACTATCGCGCAATTTAGTAAGTTTCCCGATCTTATCGGCTAATGGCTTATTAAGACCTTCAGCGATTTCTTCATAAATCGAATCTAGACTAGAGCCAAGCAGACCTTTGTTATCGTCAAAATGCTTAACAGCTTTATTAAGAACGCCTTTGTCAAGCTTCTTAATTTGAACATTAGTTTCGCCATAACCTTTAGAATCGAAGAACGCAAAATGCATTCCGTTTGAGTATTTGAATACTTTTACTGTACTTTGGCCAACCTTTTTCTCATAGACTTTCTTGCCTACGTTTTCTTCAAGATCAACTGACTCTAACTTACCCCTTTCCTTAGATAGCTTGTACTCGCCAACTTTAACAGCTTTTTGCGCTCTAGCTAGATATCTCTTAGCAGAGTTTTCGTCTTTGAAGTTTGATTCTTTACCAGCTTCTGGCTTACCGTCTTTGCCGAAATACTGAACTTTGAAGTAATCTTCCTCTAACTGAATAGATTCGATAGCTTCATTTAATGCGTCTTCATCAAGCTCAAACTCTTCGTTAGCGTTCTTCATCATATCAGCTAGTTTAGCCAGAATGTCACGATCTTTCTTAGAGATATTCTTTAGCTTTTTATCACTAGCCATCTTTTCTAATGACGCAGCATACGCTTTAGTTGACTCATCAAGGTCAACCGTTTCTTCTACTTTATTATGCATCTCACGGATGACTGTATTTAATGATTTCATTGGTATATCCTTGATTCCTTTAGTATAACGTGTTCTATTTAGTTTATTTGTTAATGGTGTTTACCACTTTACTTTATCTGCCCAGTAAGCAGCTGACATTTTACCTTTTTTGATATTCTTAGCGTGCCGTGCTTTGAACGACTTACGCTTTGCCTTCATCTTATCAGACTCACCCTTTTTAGGTTCACCAGCAGTTGAAGCGCCTTGCTCACCGAAACGAATAGTTTTAATCTTATCGCCATCTTTAGCTACAACAATATGACTCTTCTTTGGGTGACTTGGCGTTCCTTTTGGCTTATTAAACCCTGAAACTCCAGCTTTATCCAGTCGAGGGTCTTTGTCTTTTTCGGTTACGAAATCCTTGAAACTAAGCATCAGGAGTATCCTTTTGATATTTCTTACGCAACTTATCAGAACCAAACCCACCAGCTCTGTCATCTTCAACTATCATCTGCTCAGCCATAGTGCGCAAAACTCTAGGATTCACGTCATATTGCTTAGCAACTACGCCAGCATAGTATTCGTTACCATGACGAACAGGAATACCTTTCTTCTTCGCTTCAGCTTTCTTTCTCTTAATAATATCCTTCAAGATTTTAGCTGCAGCTGTATAACGCTTCTTCTGTATAGTCTTAGCCTTGACCTTATCAATGTCATCACTCATCTTTGATTCCATCAGGCTGTCATGATTAGCAATAGCATACTTGTTAGCGTCTTCTTCTTTATCGAATTCTTTTACAACTTCACCATCTTTGTTGTAAACGCAAAACTTGCCATCCTTTTCTTTGACATGATCTCTAGGATCCATTTCTTCATTGACAGATTCAGCTTTAGAACCTCGAACCTTGGCAGCCAAGTCAGCATCAGCTTTACCCCAAGTCCCCTTACCTTTAGTAACGAAACTATTAACTCGAGCAAATGCCCATTGCTGTTGGTTAGCACCTGGACGATGACCAGTACGCCACGCTGCCATGCCACGATCATATACCTTTTTCAAGATACCATATGGCATACCAGATTTATCAGCTTTCTTCATCAGAGCTGCTTTAGCGTTTTCTGTAAGGTCGAAGCTAAATTCTTCTTTCAGGGCAGACCTTACTTGTTGAACCTTTGTTTCCATATCTCGGATTTCGCCCTCGATATCTTTACGCTGACGACCTCGACTCTTTTTAATTAAGTCAGCCAGTTGAGATTCAAATGAAGCCAGCTTACGCTTTAAGTCCCTATCGCCCTTACCTTTATATGGATTCTTTAGAGCCTCAGTTTGCTGATTCTTATCTTTAGTATCAGTAGTTCTGGCACGATCCATCATGCGGTCATGCTTTTTCTTATCGGAAGCCTTCTCTCTTTCAATTCTAGCTTTTACTTGGTCAACTTCTTTCTCGCCGAACATTTGACGATACTTCTTAGTATGCTTGGAAGTACGTGTCTTAGCATCAGAATCACCCACATGCTTATCAGGATATGCGCTCGGATCACCTGAATCTTTCTCTGCGCCTTTCTGGAATTGCGAATCACGCTTAGTCTTAGTTGACTTAGCCAAACCGCTATGGTACTTCGCAGGCTGACTGCCTTCTCTATCCTTAATATCTGAGTCTTGGCGCTCGAGTATAACTGATTCGAATATCGCATCAAAATTCTCATTCTTTGAACCTCTTTGTGATTTCAATCTCGCTATCTCCTTCTTGCGTGTAGCAGGAATTAGTTTCTTAGCTAGTTTTTGTATAATCGCTGACTTCTTAGCCACTAGTCTGTCGACATTCATTTTATCGCCAGGAGTCAGATTGGCATAATTTTGACCTTTCTTTCCTGCAACTTTCTTTCTAATAAGTTTAATTGCTGCCTTTTGCGCTCGCTTTTGAATAGTCTTAGCATCAGCCATCTTCTTGGCTTTCATCTTCTTAATGCGCTGTAACTTGGGAGCAAGGCGCTTCATTCTTCGACCGATAGCCTTACGCTGAGATATAGATAATGGCTTCTTCTGCTCATCTAGATCTTCTTTAATTACTGATCGGATAGTGTCGTACAAATCCTTGGCATCGGAGTCGCTCAACTTCTTAGGCAACCCAGTCTTAAATGTATCAAATTTACCTTGGATTGCCAACGCTCTTAGTTTTGATGCTGACATACCAGCAACGCCAACTGCGTCTGGGTCTCTAGCTCCAGCTGAACGAACGTCAATTGAATCAAACTCAAATGGACCACCGTTGTATTTGTTTAACAGACCGCTAAACTCACTGACTCGGTCAGAGCCAACGATCAATACAATATCAGTGTAATTCTTTTGGAGTTCTTGTAGGATTTGAATTATAGTTTTAGAGTTAGATTGCTCAATAACCGTACCAAATGCTTTGCGGGCAAACCGAATCTTCTCGGCATAGTTGAGCGGATCTTTCTTATTATTCTGTGTATGAGAAAGAAAGACTTTAGCATCAGCTTTTTCTCTCTTAGCAGTAGATGTGATTTTATCGACTAGCTTTTGATGACCGACTGTAGGTGGATTAAGTCTGCCAAATGTAAATACTACTTTCTTCATACGTGTTTCCCGTGGGCTTAACGTGTAAGTGGGGACACTATGGCAGCCCCCTTCTCCAGTTAAATTACTTAGACGCTTTCTTAACGCCTGAAGTTGATTTAACTTGCTTGGTGTATTTAACACCTCTGTAAGTTAGTTCGTAACTCATCGCATTTCTCCTATTCGGATTATACGATTCTTTTAACGCATGAACCAATGCGGGTCTCTATAGTGGACCAAACTCAATAAGTAGACTATAACCGACTTTAGTGGGTGGTCTATATTAAGTGATACGCCCCATATCACTCTACTTACATGCTATTTATAAAAGTTTTAACTCCAACCTTTTATATAATTGTCAGAGAAGTTAGCATGGCTGAACTGCATTCTATTCACTAGCTTCAGCGCACTACCATCATTGTCAATAGCAACATAACCCTCTGGGGCAGTTACTTGGAATCCATCAGCAGTTCTAAGTAGCGTATCTATATTGCTGGCTTTATCCATTTTCTTGATGATTGCTTCTTTTGCGTCAATCAACTCATTCATCATTAGAAAGATATTCTGCAAGTTAGTCTTGTTAGCGTTAGAAAAGAACTTCAGTATCTCGTCACGCTTATCAGTCTGAACTTTCTTGCCCTTCGCAGTCTTACGCTTGCCTTCTTCTTTTGCATAGAACCCAGTAATATGATTGACAAGATCACGAACATGAGAACTTACGTTAGTTATCTTTTGCCCTGCTCTTACTTTAGTATTAAAGTGAACTGTAATTTGTCGAATCAGCTCTGGGTTGCTAGAGATAGCATTCATAGTAGCTGAGTCTAGTTTACGGAATATCTTACCAGCATTACTAATTGACTTGGTCACAGCTTTAGTTTCTTTCTCAGTAAATGTAGCCTTACCAGAAATATCAGTGAACTCAGGGTCAACAAACCAAACATCAGATGACTTTGTCAGCTTCTCAGATATCTTCTCACCGAACGAAGCTGTCATAGTCTCAAAAGATGAACCGCTATAAACAGTATGCCAAACAATACCGATCTTAGCCGACCGAATGGCTTTGCCCATCTCTGATTTACTAGGAACAGAGTATACAATTGTATTAGGGTGGAATGTAGTAACCTTTTCGCCATCTATCGTTTCGTTCTTTAAATCGCTCTTACTGAACAAGAAGTCACCTTGAACCACACCAGTAATTCCAAGGGCAGGTAAATGTTTCAGAGCCAGCTTCAGTTTAGCTGCTAGATCACCTTTAGTATCAGCATCTACTTCATCAGCGGTTTTATAGATCTTGGGGTTCTTGTTGAAGACCCCTTTTTTCGCCACGAAGAATTGCCCATCCCTCGGATCTTGACCAGCAAAGATAGCAGGAGCACCGTCCCATTTAACAGTAGTAGAAACGCCACGGCTAGAACTACCAGACAACATGTCACGCATAGATCGAAGCAGGTTAATAGCTTGTCTCGCACCAGTTACACCCCCATAAAGTACAGCATCCTCAAGATGCGTCATATGTGTATTTTTTTGTTCAATTAAGAATGAATTAAATTTTTTCATTATAGTGCTCATCGTGCCATCGTTGGGCTTCTTTCTTAGCAGTTCCTACATTTCTGTATGCGGTGACTGGGTGACGAGGTATATCACCTCCTACTTTGGTATTATCGAACAATGTAGGCATTACTTTCTGACTACCATCTTTATTCTTTTTCATAGAATCCATACCAGATAGACGGATCTCATACTTACCATCTGGAGAAACGTGCTTGAATACTTTTTTATTGCCAGCACCATATCCATCTGGAACTTTCTTCCATTTGATTTTGACTGACTCATTAAACTGCTTAAATGATTCCATTTTCGCCTGAATCCTCTTCTTCTTCTTCCCAATCTCTTGGCGGCTCACAACCCAATTCAAACTTATCACAGTCCCATCTAGCTGCAGCTTCTTTAGCATCATGGACATAATCAAATATCTCAGTTCCTCTGTGGGGGTTTCGGTCACTTACGTCTTTAAGTGCTAATGCTAGTTGGCCAGTAAATGGCTCTATAATCTGACGTATTTCCCAGTTGCCGCCAATCTCAACCAACTTATACAATGGGTTATCTATTCTTGTTGAATTGTTATGGTGTCTGGGGTCAATTTCTCTTTTCCAAGTGAACGGATTCCAGTCCATATGTTCAGATTTATACATAATTACCTCTTCTTTTGTCCTTTAATCCATTTTGCAGCAATCCTATTTTCAGGTGGCTTTGCTGCCCATGTTTTAATATCTTTATATGCTTCTAAAGTTGATCGCTCAATGTCAGAACCTTCAGAGTTATCAACAACAATCATGCGGTTTCGGAACAGACCTTGGAACTTACCAATATTCTTCTGTACATCTTTCCACATTTTCTCTACCATCTTATCAGGTACAGAACGCTCCCTCGCTTTATTACGGTCAAGGGCAGTTTCTAAGTCAGTATTAACGAATATCATCTTAACAGCATAACCTATTTTACGCAGTTCGTCAACTTGTTTTTTAATTTTAGCATAGTCTTTACCAGTCCCATCAATAACCAGACCGAGTCGACCATCGAGAGCCAGCTTCATCTTTCTACCAGTCAGCGCCTTTGCGCCAGCACGTATCTCTTGACCTTGAGCCGAAGCAATATCTTCGGGAGATGTAGTTAGTCCTGCTTTCTTAAGACCTGCTTCAAACGCATCATCAGAGTTGATTAACTTAAACCCCAACGCTTGCAACGCAGTCTTACCTACAACGAAAGACTTACCTGAGCCTGGACCACCAGCTAGAAATACTGCCTTGAAGATTGAAGGGTCATTTACACCTTCGTTCAGTTCTTGTTTAAATTCTTTAAAGGAATGCATCATAATCCTAGTATAGTTTACAGTGAATTGATGAGAAGTCATTTACTTTAGTGCTTGAGTAGTAACAACTCTTCAGTATGTCAGGGTTGCTTTCTAATAAAATCTCAAGATAGTATGTTAGAAACGCACCAGCTTTCAATGCTATTTCTGATTCTGGGAATGGCGAAACCTTATCCTCTACTGCTGGGTCTTTTAGTAATCTTGGCAACGTAGTGTTCAGATATTTCATCGGGTCGTTCATAATCTTAACTTTATCCGAAGGAATATCATAACCATTCTCTAATGCTAGTTTCGGGAATAATTGAGCAGAGATAGCACCGAGCTGCACCTGAGAACCCTTTTGCCTACCCTCAAGGTAGATACGAATATCCGAGTCTCTCGAAACTGTTGATGCCTTATAACCAACTCTGATATTAAACCCAGTAATGTTACCAGAAGTTTCTAGAATAAAGTTCTTTTGGAATGGGTCAAATAATACACGACTTACTTTAACATCAACGTCAGGGAGATCGACTGTAGAAACTGTTTCAAACTTACCAGTCTTGCTAGCAGATACTTTCTTTAGCGAGACACCAATAATTTCTTTATCCTCATACTTACTAGCCAACCAAGCATTAAATTCTTCAAGAGTTGTGATATCAGTTGTTTGTCTGATTATCTGCGATCGGTTCAATGACATAATCCAGATGTCAGCTGGGTTCCAGTTATCCTTCAAATCGGTCAAGCCGAACTTCTTTGCTAGAGCGAATAATATGTTAGAGTCGTTTCTCTCTGAATCTAAGTATATTTTATGCTTAGAAAACCCTGTGCCCATATTAGAACTGAATGCTCTATATTGTTGCTCAAAGTTATGCATCCACTCAGCACTGAAAGGATAGCCAACAGCATCAGATATTTGCTTGAGGTCTGTTTTCTTATTCTTAAACATAGCTGAGAAGTATTCGACAGAACCCATTTCTTGCTCAGCTGTTGACGGTATTGTTACCGCTTCTCCCTTCCGTGGTAGTTTACCAGTTCCGCGAATACCGCCTGATGGTGTCAGCGCAATATTTACCAACTTAGATGAAACATACTTATCACCAGAAGGGGAGAAGCCATAACCGACCAAAGTCTTATGTGATACAATTTTAGGCAATGCAGCTTTATCTGTCACTTTAATGACTAGACGTGTCTTTGCTCTTCTGAAATCGTATTTGGGCTCAATGTAAATTGACTCAGCATCTGCTACTTTCTGTAGTCGATTGAGGAATCTTCGCAATTCAGGATTCATTGCTGACGGTAAAGAGTCAAACCCCAACCACTGTTTAGTGGCTTCCGTCAAGTATTCATTGAAATTATGCATATCGAGCCTTAGTCTAAAATATAATTATAACCTATTTATAACATAAAGTAAATAGAAAAAGGAGCAGTTTGGGTGACATGCTCAGGTCAGGCGAAGTATAGGTGCGAGAGAGAGTGAGAGAGAAGCACCTATACTATCATGTTACATTTTAAAGCCACCGAAGTCCTTTCGTCCAGCTTTTTTGGTCATCCAGCTCATTTGATCATCTTCCTTCATACGCTTACCATATGTGGTATTATCAAACACAGGTCCATTATCGACAACATCTTCTTGAGCCTGTTGCTCAACGTCATACAGTCGCATCTTAGCTCGGTCAATGCCAACCATGAACCTTTTATACTGTCCAGGGTCACCATAACGATTCTTCAACTGCTTGATCATAATCTGATTAATTTCATCAAGTTCTTCAGTCACAATCAGCGCTGCCATAAAGTCAGCTGTAGCTGGCAAACCAAACGACTCAGAAGTATCAGTCAGGTCAATGTCACTGCTACCATAACCGCTACGAGTTGTTTGCGTAGCTGATACGATCGGCACGTTCTGCTCACCTGCCAGACCACGAATCTCTTCAGCAATAGCCTTGACCAAAGTGTAGGAATTGTGATTACCGCCATTACGAAGACGAGATGACATACAAATATTCAGATAGTCAATATAAATGATATCAGGCGTAAATGACTTCTTGAGTTTCAATTCATTAATTAGGTGACGAAAGTGACCACATCCAGCAGAGGCAGTCGGATACTCTTTTACAATTAACTTACCAGTTGTCTTGCCCTTTACCCTAGCAATTTTCTTATCATACATCGCCTTAGATAAACTCTTCAGGTCGTCGAGTGTCACATTGAGTAGATTAGCATCGATACGCTCCGCAATCTTTTCCTCAGCCATCTCCATTGTAATGTAGAGAACGTTCTTACCATCCATCATATTAGCCGAAGCCATATGACACATAGCCAAAGATTTACCTGCACCAGTACCAGCCATCAGAATGTTTAGCGTCTTACGAGGCAGACCACCTTGAGTGATCTTGTTCATGTACTCAAGGTCAAACGGAACACGTTCTTCTTTACGATGATAAAATTCATAACGCTCTTCGGCATCTTCAACAAAATCGTGACCAATATTGGGATCAAAAGAAACGGCAAGGGCATCGGAAAGTAACTCAGGAATTGAACCCTTATCCCGATCTTCCTTGTCATTAGGTTCTAGGATACTGATACTTTCCATGATGGCATTGTATACAGCCTTTTCCTGACAGAACTTTTCGGTCGTACCGATTAGCCAGTCTGCGTCTTCAGGCTGTTCAATATCCAGCTGGGAGATATACTCACCGCATTGCTCAAACTCTGTGTCGGATAGGTTCTTCACCTTATCCATCTCAATGGTCAGAGCTTCCTTAGTCGGAAGTGAGTTGTAGTTTTGTATAAACGAATCAATCTGCTGGTAGACCGTTTTCTCAATACGGTCTGAAAAATACTCTGGCTTCAGGTATGGGAGCGTTCTTCTCGCATATCCTTCATCATTCAGCAGGTGTCTCAGTATCAGTGTTTCCGTCGCCATTTGCCATCTCTCTCATATTTTGTTCAATAATATCTACAAGTATCCCGCCAAGTATATTAGAAGTAGTCTCATTATTGACGTCAACTTTTTCGCCATTCTGCACATCTAATACTTCAAAGTCTAGAATGCCTTGACCATCTTCTTCCCTAAACTTAACGGTGTCATATTGGAAGACGAATCCCTCTAGTTCGCCTTCCAACACCTCAATCGCCCAATGGTCAGAGTGATATGATTCATCCCTCTCAACCAATTTATACTTAACTGGCACCTTCAACCTCCTCAACTACCTCATCAACGCCAACCTGACCATACTTGAATTCTTTGCCAGCAGCAACTTCAAGCTGAGCCATAATGTCATCAGTAAAATATTCAGTCGGATTATTATTAATTGCCTTACCGAATACTTTGCGACCATCAGGTAACTCGAATCGAGTCGATACTTTCTTGATGATGTCATACTTCTCGGCAAGGTCAAGCAAGCCATAGTAACGATCAAGACCAGTGTCATATGACAACTTCACCTCAACCTTTTTCTGCTCTTTAGTGAATCGAGACTTATGCATTGTTACCTTGATAATGTTACCAACAACGTCAGTACCATCTTTATCTTTCTTCTTACCAAGCATAGCAATCGAAGACGCAGCATATTTAAGACCAGCGCCACCAGTGATTTCTTTGGTAGGAATATACGCACCAATAACATCGTAGACGTGGTTAGTAACTAGCAGAGGCACATTAGCTTTAGCCAGCTTCAGCGAAAGAACTCGGAATGTGCCACGCAGTAACTGCGACTTGGTCATATCACGTTTCTCGCTACCAGATTCGGTGTCGGCAAGTTCCTTAGCAGATGACAACATACCTAGTGAATCAAGTACCATCATCATCGGAGGAGCATCTTTACCTTGCTCGATATAAGTGGTCAAGATACGAGTCGCATTAGTCCGGAACTCTTCAATCGAAGACGGCTCAGAAATAACTACACGCTTGGTATCAATACCACGATCATCCATCATCTGCCTAGTAACAGCAGCCTCTGTATCAAAGTAAATAACACCACCATCTTTGTTATCTTCAAGGAACTGCTTAAGAACCCCAAGTACGAAGAACGTCTTACCAGTAGCAGACTCACCAGCAAAAGCGGTGATCTTATTATTAGGAACACCGCCATAGATACTACCAGAAATGGCAGCATTTAAAATATAAGAACCAGTGTCAATAGATCCCGAAAACTCAGAACTATTACCACCATCAGCAAGAAGGGATGTATTGTCAATACCCTTCACCATATCAGTCAAAAAACTCATTATAAACCTCTCATCAAAACTATTATACTATTATATACCAAATCAATCTCAAAGTCAACTATTATATATCTTATCAATTAGATCACTAAATTCTTCCAACTTACCCATACGATTTGGCCAATAGATATATGCTTTTTCTGGATTCTTAGCCAAGTTGTTAAGCAATGGTTTGAATGTATTGTACAGGTCAGCACATTTGGCTTCCCAACTATCAGCTGTTTCTGACGCAGCCTTAGCAGCAGTACTTGCCTGTTGTACGCTATCAAGTTCGTCTTCGTCCATAGCCGTGAAGCCAAAATCATTGAACTCATCCATTTTTTTTCTCCTTACAGTTATCACCATGCCATAGGGTGAAGTTTCCGCCCGCGAACTCTCTATCGCAATGTTCGCATGTATGCTTCTTTTGCTTTTTACAACGATCAGACAGGAGTGCTTTCTGTTCTTCTGTCATATTCGTTCCCTTATTGTGAGGGACATTTCCAATTTTAAAAGCTCCTTTAGGTGCGCCCATTCGATCGCAACGCTCTTTAGCTTTTTTGGACATACGTTCCTTCGTGTCATCGTCGTGTTTCCAACCTGCTGGAATGCCCACCTTTCCCCTCCTGTTATCACTCATTTTCTTACGAGAGCCTTCTGTATGATGCTCTGATAAAGAACCACCATCTCTACCATTTTCTGGTATGAGATTAGCCCAACCTTTGGACTCAACAATATTATTCTCTTCTGAGAATCTTAGTGCGACCGATTCAATTTCATTAATGTCATCACTGGCAAATACCAACACAGTCTTTATGTTGTTACCATGTTTCTTTAGATGACTTTTCCAATGTTTCCCCGACCCAGAATATTTCTCATAATCATCTCTGATTGTTTTGCCAAAGTATTTGAGATTAGTTTCGTTGTGCGTTTTTACATATAAATATATCATGCTGATACTCCTGTTTAGTATTAGAGTAGTCGGATGCTGAAACATCGCGGACTACACCTTTATTTATACTAATGAAGATTTACAGCAGTGAATAAACGCCTATCCGAAAAAGCCTTCAAGACTAGACTTCTTCTCATCACTCCAGCCAACTGACTCGAGTATAACTTTTAATGGGTCAAGAAACGCTTTATTAAATTGCGTCTCATAGTCTATATAACTGCTCAGGTCAAACTCTCTAGGCAACGTTGTCATAACGCTGATTACATTATGTTGAGCAGGGTTCGGACTATTTAGGTAACAGAACTTCAGCTTCTCACCATCCTTTACCAATTCATACTTCTTCTCAAGACCGTGCTTTCTAATCAGATGATTATAAACTAGACCACCACGAACGTGAATCGGTGTACTTTTGGGTATGGTCAAATCCTTCTTGCCATCATCGTACTTGCCGAAGTCAGAAACAGATCTAGGAAACGCAACAACTTCGAATGGCAACTGCTCAAACTTAGATCGGAAGTCAGATATAAATGCCTGAGCCTCTGACTCGCCACTATTCATAATAATATTAATTGCTTCTTCAAGTGCTGTTCGGCAAGACTGGGGCGTTGATGACTTTACAGTTTCAATTCCCATCATCTTCAGCTTGGGCTTGGCATATCGGACTCCCTCATTATCATACACATTCATCATGTATCTTTTCTTAGCAGTCCAGATAGCCTTGTCCGCAATAACTTCTCGCTTCATGAACATCTTCTGATCATACGAGTTTGTTATTCGTGCCAGTTCTTCATAACTTTTATCAATAAAAGGTTCCAACTTCTCAGCTGCAACTTTGTCCAGGAAATTGACGATCTTGACAGGGTCACTTCCCTCTTCAAAGCATTTGCGTACAAGTGCATCGAAGTTGACATAGATAGAATCCGTATCCGATGCAATAACATAATCAGCTTCGGATGTTTGAAGTAACTTATTAAGGTATTCATTAACTCTCCTCTCAATCCATTTAATTGACAACTGCCCTGATAGTGTGATTGCTTCCGCTTTCCTCACATCGAAGAAGCGGAAGTATTTGTTTCCAATGGCGCCATATGATGAATTCAGCTGAACTTTCTTGGCCAATTGTAGGTTCTTGTACTTACTAATATCTTTGACTAACTGCGCTTTCTGAACGAGCAGTTGTTCTTTAGACATATCAGCAATATCAGTCATTAAAGAATTAGTCCGCTCGTTGCTGAACGATACGCTTTCTCAACATCTTCATTACATTCTGTAACAAAAATAATACCACCACTGAAGAACTCAACATCAGTTGGGTCGTTCTTACCTGTTGAACACAAACCGTGAGCAAAGCCCATACCCTGTTCACCATGGATAACCCAGCGTGGATCTTTCAACTTTACGCCTGCCGAAGTATGATCTTCAAACTTACCAACAAACTCACCAGTCAATGTGACCAGAGATACTACATCACCTTTCTTCATAATTGTGCCAACCTTTTATTAATCAATTCAAGTTCCGATTCAGCTTCAAGCATCTTCTTCTTGTAGCTCTTTCGTTCAGTGTACATCCTGTTCATCATTTCAGGCAAGAATCCCTGCTTGTCCTTTCGGAAGTATCGACCATTACCAGCCATAGCGTGGTGAGGGTGCGTATCTACATTCCTATCAATGATGTCATCAACTTTGACATCTATCATAAACTCATCTTCAACCATAGTTTCGGGAGAGATGTTATATTGCATAATCAAGTGAGGATACAGAGAATTAAGGTCAAAACTCATAACCCAATCATGCATTCCCACTTGCGGGTCTTTCACATACGCACCAGCAAAGGTAGAATCTTTAACTGTATCTTCCTTTGGCGGTATCACGATATTCTTACTCATGAGATAATTATGTATAAGTACATCCCACATCGTAACCTGAGTAAACGTATCGTTGTAATTAACCTTGGCATCATACGCAATCGCCAACGCCATTTCAATCAACTTCATCTTATCTTCGATTTGATCGACAAGCTCAACGTCTTTTATATTATAGTCGATAAACTTCTGATAGTCAAGTTTATGTAACTGGTGTAGATTTTCAACCTCAGAGTAATCCAACTTACGCTCGCCAAGTTCCACAAAGGCAATATGATCAAGCCGATAAGATTCTTGTTGAGAATATGTGAACTTCTTGTAAAGCTGTAGGTAGTCAAGAGTTGCGACACCAACCAACTCATACATAGTTTCAATCCGATTGAACTTGGTTATCTCTCTTTTCTTAATCCAATTATATGGAGAAAGGCGTCGAGCTTCTTTCTCACCCAGAAGTTTACTGATACGATTGACCAAGTATGGTATATCAAACCCCTCAATATTCCAACCAGTAATGATATCAGGATCAAGTTTTTCCCAAAAGCTGAGGAATACAGATAGTAAACGCATCTCATCTTTGGCATCAATGTAGTGAACATCGTCACGAGTTCGCTCATACTTACCATTACCAATTACATGATAACGCTTGTTGCCGTTGGGGTGGTCGTATGATATACAAATAGCAGTGACTGGCTGAGTAGCAAGATCGGGGTTGGGGAATCCTTCCTCAGAGCCAACCTCAATATCAATGTTAGCAACCTTAACCTGATCAACGTCATAATCGTTGCCGAACTTTTCGTTCAGATAAACGTATGCGAATTTAGTTGAGCCATAGATCTTAAAGTTATCAACTCCCTCATATTTCTTAGCGAACTGTTTAGCATCTTTGATAGTGCCCATCGGCATAGGCTCAACATATTCACCAGTCAGAGTTTGATAGTCTGATGTTTTACGAGATGGGACGTATAGCGTTGGGTTGTATTCAACCCTCTCATCGAAACGCTTGCCGTTCTTGTACCCACGAACGCAGACTGTATTACTACGCACATGGGCATGGGTATAAAACTTCATTAAACTTCTTCTATGTCAAGTTCGCCATACATAAATACTTCGGAATCGTCAACGTCAAACCCCTCTTCCTCGAGGAACATAGTACCTTCTTCATCATACCCATCCTGTAGCTTTTGACATTCTTCGCTTAACTCTTCATCAGTATTACCATCAAATCCGTTAAAGAACAAATCTACAGAAATGCCATCCCAAGCTGACTGGTATTCATATTCTTCAAACGAATATGGCTCAAAGGTGTCATCATCTTCTTGCTTCACTGCTTGAGATAACCAAGCAGATTCATCTTGATTCTGAGGAGTAATATTGATTGTACCACCACGCCACAACGTGGTAATCGTAATGCGCTGACCTTTGTCATTAGCCCAGTATTCATTTTCTTCAAACGATTTCTTCCATTTAGGAGATACCGCATACTCTTTACCAATCTCAATATTCATAATATTTAACCTGTAATAGTTTCGTATACTTCACGCCAATTGATTACTCTAGTAGCATTACCATTATAACTTACATTGTGTCCATGAGCAAGTAATATCGAGTCAAGACCCATATCAACACCTAGATCGGCATTGGCTGGCTTATCTTCAATCCAATATAAATCACTGTCACGATATTCCTCAAGGGCATCATCTTTATCGGCACCACAGTCTAGGCAGGTCACAACTTCAAAAACACCTTTACCGAAAACCTTTTCTAAATTCTCAATACGAAGCTCTCTAGCTTTAGGGTCTAATGACTGAGACGTGATACAATGGAAAACATAGCCATGATCTTCATGGAGTTTACGGACATACTTTACCGCATCTCGATATGGCGTCAAGTCTTTCATCCATGCGCTTTCATTGAACTGGCGGACTAGCGGTTTAGTGACCGCTCGAGTTCTACCAAAGACTTCTTCAATTTTATATAATTTTTCAGCACCTTCAACTGGATGGTAGTCACGTGCACGCATCCACTGAAAAAAGGAATGCCCCCAATCAAGGAGGACACCGTCGCAATCTGTGAGGATTACTTTATCTTTAGAATATTTACTATACATCAGAGTTCCTGTTTAAACGAATGGCACCATCAAGCGCAAGGGTGGCGCCAATGAAAGAAAAGATAAGCGCCCGACCAAACTCCATGGTATTATGCTCAATAGCACCCACAGAACCCATCATCAAAAACCCACCAATAAATAAACACACTTTGGGATTACATGGAATCATGATACATCCTTTTCATATACGTCAATTACATCAGGGTCAATACCCATCTCAATTAATTCTCTTCTCAATTTGTCAGGGTCAGGCACATTCCACTCGATGCGCCTTTCACCCTTTTCGTCATGCCAACTTACGCACCAAACCATATACATTATTGGGCAGTCCAGTCCAGAGTTTCAGTCAGTTCGTTCAGAATACTAGAATCTTTTTCGGCAAGAGTACCGATAAGAGCCTGTAGATAACCAATATGGAAGTGAGGACTATCGTTCTTATTAAGGTGAGCCTTTTGAATTTGCTCAAGAAGTTTAATAGCTTGGTCACGATTAGACATAAAATTCTCTCTCTTTAATTAATCAATACAGGTATTATACTACATCCAAACAGGAATGTAAAGCACTTTATCCTGTTTTTTTCAAATTAATATAGTTCTCACGATCACCCTCAGGCAACATAACCCAAGACTCAGTTGAGCCCAAATAGGTTTCACGAGTAAGGACATAGTTGCCATAGAAGTTCTTGGCAATGACGCACTCAGATTCCCAATCTTCAGTAACAACCTTGTCAGCATCAACTACACGAGAACCAATAACATACTCCTCAGAAGCAGGGTTGCTATACTCGATGAGTTTGCTCACTTCACGAACTACATCTTCAACCTTAGACCACTCTTCAATCGAAGTATCCCAGTTACCATAGATCGTGTAAATCGATCCTCCCTTAGACTTCCAGTAAGGAGTCTCTGGGTCATCGGAGTAGTTCTCCATATACTGAGTATCAATAACGATTTTATTAGTAAATTTAGTCATATCAAAGCTCTCTCTTAGTTCTCAATTTATACCGCTATTATACTGGATATGCGTGAGAAAGTAAAGCATTATTTTTACTTTTTTATACTTTTTTAGTATATGCTTATAACTTTGGGGAATATATGGTTATGAGGTCTTCAGCCTTTCTTTCATTATGACCTCAATTTGCTCAGAAGTCAACTCTTTGCCAGCACCTTCAGCCACTGCTTTAATCTGGTCGTACAGTTCCCAGTATTCAACGCTATCAAGATCTTCAAGTAACATCTCAAAATCCTCAATATTATAAATAGAAACGTATCGCGGAACGCCAATTCCCATACGCTCTAACACTTAACAGGAGTATCAGCATGACTATTTATACACACAAACATCATATCATTCCACGCCACGCTGGTGGTACAGACGATCCGTCCAACATTGTAGAACTTACCTTAGAAGAACACGCAGAAGCCCATCGCAAACTATACGAACAATATGGTCGCTGGCAAGATAAACTAGCTTGGAAAGGTTTATCTGGAATGCTCGGTAAAGAAGATATCATAAAAGAAATACAACGTCAGAATGGTAAAAAAAATACTGGTAGAAAGCATTCTGAAGAAACAAGAAAAAAGATGTCTGGTAGAAAGCTGTCTGAAGAAACAAGAAAAAAGATATCTGAAGCAAATACTGGTAGAAAGCTCTCAGAAGAAACAAGAAAAAAGATGTCTGGTAGAAAGCATTCTGAAGAAACAAGAAAAAAGATATCTGAAGCAAATACTGGTAGAAAGCATTCTGAAGAAACAAGAAAAAAGATGACTGGTAGAAAGCATTCTGAAGAAACAAGAAAAAAGATATCTGAAGCAAAGGCTGGTAGAAAGCATTCTGAAGAATGAGTGAAGCAGCTAAAAAAAGATATGCTAACTTACGACAGAATAAATCTCAATAATCTCCTCTTTACCTTTGACTTTTATGTCTCCGATCTTCTCGCACTTATATTGAGCAGGGAGCATATCTCTAGTGAATGAGGAGATAATAGTTTTGTATTCTTTATACTCATGACGAGCAGCAGTTGCTTCCAACCTTGCAGCTAGATTT